ACGACTGTTTCCATTATCTTACTCCATTCTTATAGTGGATCTCTCGGTTTGAATCCTTGAGCGCCTCAATATCTATTAATACTTTTTCCATTTGTTTAGTTAAAAAATCGATGTTCACTTTATTGTGCATTCCATCTTCAATAGCTTTTTGTAGTCGATCAACGGATTTGTAAAGATCCTCGATCATCATGTACTGCTCCGAATCTGCGGGCAAACTTCCCAGCATCCCCCTGGGCCACTTGATCCTAAATTCTGTGTTCATTTCCAAATCTTTATTCATAATTTCTAGTTGAGTTGACATACGATTCTGGTTCTCAATAATACCGAAGTAAGCCCAGGTCCCGATCGCGACCATCGCGATCAAAGAGAAAACCGTTTTCATCGGCATTTGAACTCGAGCTTCGTCTGAAATTTTGAGAGTCATTAGTAGTTATAACTTCCTGAAGGGGACTCGTTGTTTTCTAACACTTGAAATAATTTTTTATGTTGGTCCATGATCTCTTCATCAGAGTCCATCATCTTTTCAATTTGGTTTTGTAGCTTGTCCACATGTCTCTCTAATTTATCCACTTTATCTTCATGTACCGCTTGGATTGTAGAGAGTTCAAATGTTCGAGAAAGACTCCAGCCTCCCAGGGCTATGAGCAATCCGACCAATAATGTCATGAGCTTGTCAGCCATTAAAATATAATCTCCATGACTAAGTATAACGTAATAAAGATGAACATTCCAGTCATTTGGATGTCATAGGGATGATTATGCACTCCTTACCCCACAATTTAAATATATGTTAGTAGGGATATTAATAAAATTATAAAAGCAGCAACGAGATATGTTACCCATTTAGCTTCTCTCTGCTCCTTTATCCGTGCAAGATTTCGTGCCCTCAATATTTTTAAAGCCCTGTATCTCACTATTCTTCACTCCCATTGTTAAAAAACTTTGTTCATACGTTTGTTGCTCTGCGTTTTCTTGTTCGTCTTTTATTTGACAACATGTACCTGAGTTTTCTTTTTCTTTGGTATGCATATTGCAAGTTTGTTTTTCTTCTATTGACATGCTTCACACTCGTTCGTGTCATCAAGAACTAAACCTTCAGGTTCGGTACAATTACATGAAGAGCAGTTACATCCTTCGTGATCTGCTTCTATGCAGTGGCATAAGTGTCCACATTTTTTACAAGTTTTATTTTCCATTTTTTGTTTCCTCAATCTCATAGAAGTAGTTGTCACTATCTTCAGTTTTCCATTTACTGGTATCTTCAACGTTCCATTCAGAAGTTTGTACTTTCCAATCTCTAGGAACTTCATCTCTCACCGTGAAAGATGGAATACTCCATATTAATCTATTATTAGGCTGAGCCGCATAGTTACCATCATCCAAGGCAAGTATGTGTGCGCACTTATGTTCGTGCGGTATTTCAGAATGATCTGTGTCGACTATATTACTCTCTGGATGAGCCCAGTCAACTGTGAAAAGATAGGATCCTGTGTGCCAGACCTTATTTTTATCTATATATTTACCAGACTGACCATCTAAGATATCGTAATTAGTAATAGAAGGATAATAACTAAAGCAATTCCAAAGCTCCAGCTGGTCCAGCCGAGTCCTAGGAACTTCCTCTGGCTTAAATCCTCTTTGCATAAATGCACTAATTGGTAACCGATAGAAGATAGCACCATTTTCCATAATTGCATGAAAGAGTATAGGCCGCCCTGTAATCGATGCCACGCCAAAAAGAATGCAGTCTTCCACTTCTCCATGGTGTGCTTTAAGATCATAGAGATATTCTCTCCGGATCTGTGCATAGATCACAGGAATGTTCGCGTTTAAATAAGCCATTTAACATATAATCCTTAGGTTGCTAAAAAATAAATGGCAACAATTGCTACTACAACAGCAGCAGATATTTTAGGATTAGCTTTTGCTAATGCTAAAAGTTGTTTCGCTTTTTCCATAGTTTCCTCCTATTTTATGTCACCCCAGTTTTTACCGGACGCGTAGTCTACCTTATTTGGTATCCTAAGTCTAATTGCATTTTCCATGATATCTTTTACTTTCTGAGCTGTTTCGTCATCCGGTATAGAAACACATAATTCATCATGGATCTGAATGTGTGGGAGTATACCAGTTTTGTAAAGATTTACCATCGCTTGTTTTGTCATGTCCGCGGCACTTCCTTGAACTAATCTATTTAATGCACGGTATGTAAATGCTAAACGATAATGTCCATTGAAATTATTATATTCTTTATCATCTGGATATTGTTCATGGTATTTTAATCTAGCTTGTTCTTTTGTTAAGACAGGAACAGGTTCATATTTATAAGAAGTTATAATTTGCCACTCTTCTTTTTCTTCGTTATATTTCTTTTCCTCAATTTTTATTTCGATTTCAAATCTTCCTAGTTCTGCATTCCATTGTTTGTCATAAGGTTCCCACCTATTAAATCTACAAAATCTATCCCCTAAGGTATAAATAAGTTCGTGTTCTTCAGCAAATTCAATAAGTCCATTGGATAATTCCTTAATGAAAGGAACCTTGGAATGATACTCATAGAATAAATTACGTGCTTGTTGAGGTGTAAGTCCTAACTCTTTTTGCAATTTCATTTTTCCCATACCATAAAATAATCCCAGGTTAATTGTTTTAGCCTGAGATCTAGGAATCTTAGCCATGTCGGCTACAATTTTATGGAAGTCCGTTTTTGGATCTTCACTATAAGCCTCAGCTAAAGAGTCAGTTCCAGGTAAATCCCATTTCAATGCATAATTAACTACAATTCTAGGCTCTTGTTGAGAGTAATCGAATGATCCCCACGTACATTCTTCTTCAGGAATAAATATTTCTCTGATTCTTTTTCCTATTTCCCCTTTGGCTGGTACTTGCTGAAGGTTTGGATTACTCATAGAAAATCTTCCTGTTACTGTTCCACCTTGGTCCGATCGAATTTGATTTATATCTGCATGGATTCTTCCCTTGTGTACAAAACTTAAAAGTCCTTCTACAAAAGCACTCTTTGCTTTATCACATTCTCTTGCGCGTGCTATCATACGTAAGTATTTATTTTTATGTGTTCTTAAATATTGTTTTGGAAGTTGAGGCATTCCTGATTTGGGAGTTGTTTTGTAATCTTTTATTTGTTGTTGATCTAAAAGTTTTTTGATAGAGGCTGAGGCCCATACTTCTATCTTAATTCCAGTTTCTTTGTGGATATCTTTTATGAGCTGTTCTCTCTCTGTTTCTAATTCGTTTCCAAATTGTTTCGCTTTTTCAACGTCTACGCGAACTCCTTTAAATTTCATATCCACAAGGCAAGGAAATAAATCTGTTTCTAGTTTAAATATTTTTTCTAAATTTTTCTTTTCTCCTTCCGGGTTAACAAAAAGAGTTTCTTTTAGTTTAGGCTCAAATATATTCCACAATTTTAAAGTTAATTTAACATCTTGTTCCGCGTAATCTTTTACTAAGCTATAAGGAAGTTTGTGCATGCTATTGAGAGGATCTTTAATACCATACTCTTTTAGGGATTTATCCTGAAGATCATATTTGTATTTAGATTCAGTTAAATAATCTTTACTGATTGAATCTAAAGTATATCTCATTCTATTCTCATCGATCACAGATGCTGCAATCATGGTGTCTAATAGTTCTCCTTTCGGCATGAGTCCTGATTCTGCACGAATCCAACAGACATCGTACATTGCATTATGAAATACTTTTTTAATATTGGGGTTTTGAAATAGTTTTTTATTTAAGGTTTCCCAAGTACTCTTAGGGTCTAGATTTCCACTCATAGCGTGTCGAATAGGGAAATATAAGGTCTGTTTACCTGTGCATACTCCTATACCACACACATAACCCACATTACGCACAGCTCCTGACCCTTTAGTTTTTAAATCAGGATCATAAGTTTCTAAGTCTACCGCAACAATATCAATTCCTTTTAAATCTAAGTCATCAACTTCTGGTGCAGTGCACATTATTTTTTATCTCCTGAAGATTTAAGAATAAAACCTTTAGGTAATGGTTTTACATGAGGGGTGTCTGGATAATCTCTTTCGATTATCATGTCGACGTAATGTTTTGCTTTTAACAAATCTTGCTTTCCTCCTTTATCGGCATGCCTACATATATACTTTATTGCGTTACCTTCTGCAAATTTAAGATTATTTTTATTTGCAAACTCACTTGGCTGAATTTTAAATTTTAAGTAGTGTGCTCCCCCTATCTGCTTATCATATGGTCCCATATCTTCCTAACTCCTTTCCAGTTTCTGATCTTAATACCCATACATCATAAATACCTCTACTAAACATGGTATACTTTAATCGTAATTCAACAAACAGAGGTTCTCGTTTGTTTCTAAATAAACTAAGGTCTCCTACTACGTTATCAAACGTAGTTCCTTTTATCTTATGAATACTTCCATATTTAATTCTAATCTTTCCATCAAAATCAAATCCGTTCTTTAGAACCTTTCTA